TCTATGATTTTACAATGGATTACTATCGATTTTGTAATTATTTAATCATACTTGTCTCCTCTTCTGTATACTAACGCTACCCGACAGTCATATTTTTTGCTGTATCCTATAAGAGGGACATTGGCCATAGGCGGATTATCCTCAGTTTTGTACCTTATTCTTGTTACTTGCTTCATGTTCTCATGGATATAAATATTCATATTCTTCCGGTGGATATGTTTCAAATTCAGCATCATACTTCATGCAGGTGTAGTACTTATCCCCTCTCCTGTACATTACTTCCCACGGACAGCTATATTTTTTGTTGTATCCTAAAAGAGGAACCCCTTCTATAGGAGGCTTATCTTTCGTTTTGTACCTTAATTTTGTTATTTGCTTTATGTTCATATAATCTTATGTTTAAGTAATTCCATCATCATCGAAAACAATGTGTCTACAAGAAGTTTCTCGCTACTCCAATACATAGGAATCTCATCTATATCTCTATACGTTACAGACCATGCATGTTTTAGCTTATAACATTCTAATGTACAACCCTCTATCTCATATGGGAGCAAATTCAGTAACGTCCCTACATCCCAAACAGGGTTGGATATATCCGGGGTAACGGCCTCGATCAGGCCTATACGACCAGCGTCATCCTCCATAGAATGTAATTGATCCAGATACTTGTCTCTGAAGCCGCTGGCGGTAGAGATAGGGAGGCCGGCCTCGACCAGCACTCTTCCCTGTTCTTTTGTGGTAAAAATCCGTTCCTTCATAATTTCATTTTCCTTTCTACTGTAACTATCGTATCATTATGCCATCCCCCATGAGCCACAAGAAGAATCTCCTGCTGCTCGAAGCCAAGCCCGGTCCCTATACCGCCGGAGTTCCACGCGCAGGTAATGACCACCCCTCCTTTCTTGGTGATCCTAGCTATCTCCTTCTTCTGCTTAGCCCAATAACTAGATTGTGTTGTTTGCATATCAACAGCACCTCCAAGTCTTTTATACGACTCGGATACCTGTCTCGAGGAATATGGTGGATCATATAGTACCATATCAGCTATATTATCCTTAAGACCACACAGGAAGTCCGTGGCGTCCTTATGATACATAGCCTTAGTCTCAGGGTCAAGATCGTTGGTGATCGTCCCTATATCGCTGTTTCTGGCGAATGGATCCACTATAACCATCCCCTCTTCTCGATATTTATCTATAAGTTCCCTTATCGGTTTTATGCTGAATGTCTCGCTGTTCGGCATTGACCATTTCTTGTTTATAATCATCTCTTAACTCTGTTTTAAATTTAAGCTTCATAGTACTTCTAGGTACAGGATCGCATATGTCATCCCACCAATTCTTGTGCCCTTTCGGTGGATGTATATCCTTTTTCCATAAAGATCCCTTAACTGTCTTGATTCTTCCGTATGGTCTCATTTTGCTCGTGTTTACCTTCACATGTCACATTATATCCGTTTCTAATGACCCGAACATAAGCTCATCAGTAATTTTGCGAAATTCCTTTACAATATCATTTATCTGCTTACGTTCGATGCTCCTTAGCAAATGGGCTATCACATCCACTGTCCATCCGTTACCCGCTAAGGACATGGCCGTATTTGGGGCTATCCCGTCAAGGTAATCATCCGGCAATGTCTGTAGCCTACACATCTCCACCGGGGTCAGGTATCTGAATTTGTCTTTCATGTCAAAGGCGTTAGGATATCTTCCGGGAGGTAGTGATGAGATCACGTTATCTTTCATGACTGTTGTCAGGCAATTACTTTTCTTGATGGGAGTGGTATTCTTATCTTTTCTTATCTCCAGACATTGCGTTATTTTTATGTCCTTGCCACAATCCTTTCGATACCCGTCCTCTCCTATCCTTCTACCGACAATGGTCCCTATATATCTCCCTCTTATGGCTCCCGGATTCCAACCCTTGTCATGCTCTAAAATATCATCCAATGATATATGCTTGTCTTTCGGCATTTCTACCGACCAATTGCACCAATAAAGACAATGCCGGGTCTGTGCCGAGACCAAGGCGCTATCGATCTCCACCGGCTCCACGCCAAGCTCCTCGGTAATCACCCAGCGGTGCTCATCCCGCATCCGGACGTTCTCGCCCAAGAACAGGACCTTACCTTTGGTCTCCTTCCTTAAATGCTTTACGATGTCCGAGAAGCAAAATAAAAGCCTTCCACGAGCGTCCATGAATCCCTTACCCTTACCTGAGCTGGAGAAGCTCTGGCAACAGAACCCTCCCATGACCAGATCTATGTCTTTCCAAGGGATATCCCATGTTCTCCAGTTATTAACATCCCCTAATTGAATAATATTAGGAAAATGTTTTTGACTTACCTTTATACATGTCTTGTCTATCTCCGAGGCGTAGTAAGTCTCTATAGGTATACCGGCTCTTTGTAATGCTAGATATCCACATGATATCCCATCAAATAATGATAATACTTTCATATTGTTCATTTATTCTCAGACCTAAAAATATCCTTTGCGATCATATCAAGGGATATTTTATGTATCTTAGGTAAGACCTTAATCAATTTAATGCCAAAATTTTCGCCTCTCTTAACAAAAGTCCATTTACCATATATGATTCCATGCATCATATTCTGTATTACTTCCTTACTGTCTGTCAAGAATACTTGGTAATAGACACTTTTGGCATAATTAAAATCCTCCCCATGATCATTTGCCGGTCTTAATATCATTACAGCCGAAGAGCGTCCACGAACGAATCCGTGTATCTCAAGGCATTCATCAAACTCATAATTATCACGTTCCTCATCATGAACATCCTTAACCCATTTACATGGTCTCCCGTCCTTAAACGGGATCTTTAACTGTTTCTTTGCCATCTTTTAAATTATATTATAATGTTAGGTACTTATATACTTTTCTACACCAAAAGCATATTTTCATGCTTCATAGGGACATTGTTGAATCCGCTTACACGAAACTGATTCTAAAGAGGTCTCTTCACGTGCTTTAATTCCCGGCGTACCTCCGGTATCGTTTGTTAATCGTAACTATATAAACCCGGTGTAAAGTTATATATAATCACCATTATCAGTTATATTGATATCACTCCACAAGTTCAATCTTCCCTTATCATCCAATTGCATATGGATAAAACCTTTTGTCACCTTCTTCCCGGCTTTAAGAGCCTCTACGTCTTTATCGGTAATCTTTTTCATACTTTCGATATTTTATCGTTACAATTAAATTCATCTTTCATCCTGATCTTTATGCCTCCATATGATAATTCCTTATGAGCTGTGACAAAATAATCAACCGCATCTTCATCTAATAAACTATGCGGGCACCTTTCCCATACAGGACTTTGATCTAGATGATCCCATGTGGCTACAAGTAACCTATTCTTGTCATTATCAATAGCTATTTTGTATGTCCCTGTAGTAGCCTTACGTTTAATGATCGCTCCATTTAACATCTGTTTTTTAGCCCAGCTCCATGAGCCTCTCAACCCAAATGTTCTTATAACCCAGTTATTTATCTTCTTCATTTCAAATTATTTGTTAAAAGTGTAATATAAATATAAATACATAAATTGAATAGGGCTATTCACCATGCCCTTATCAGTAGGATCATCGTATTTGTCAAGCCAAAGACGAAGCGCCTCCCAATCGATATCCTTACGGTCACATACCATGCAGGCTAGGTTAGCCCCGAACAGTTCCCCGTCGCCGCCCAGCGACTTGTTAAATCTCTTGGCTAGTCTTCTTTTGAATCCCTTATCATACCATATCCCGGAGGTAGCGGCATAACAATAATAAGCGTTGTACTTCATTTTCACGCCCATCCTCTCAAATAAAGGCGTATGCCATATCCGGTCAAGGAAGAATACTATTCCACGATAGATAAAGGTTCGGAGATTCTTCCTGTATTTCTTCCCTAAGAAGTTATCTACGCAAGATATAGTCCCGCCTGAATAGTACCAGTTATTGGCACCTCTCTTGACCTTATCCGTCATCTTGAACTTATTTTTCCTATCCTCTACTCTATCCCAAGGCTTTAATTTATCCTCGTTAAATGTCGGGCAATAATGATAGTAATGATTGATCCACGAGAGGTAGGGGTTGTATATCGTATATCCATTGTCGCTGACATATGAGTTCATATCATACCCAAGTTCTTTGGCTAGAATAGATCCTTCATCAGCTAATACCTTCAATATCGGGTTCAAGTTCCATATCTGATCTTGGCTGACGAACATCGAGTAGCATGGATCCTCATCCTCCCCATACCATCCTCCCATCCCGCTCACTATTTTATCCAAATCAAGTGAATAATCTTTCCCGGATGAAAAGTCATCTCTAAGGAAAAAACCTCTATATGGGATCATGTCATATACACCCGGTTGATCCTCAAACATATGTTTAGCGTTCTCGGTCAATCTGATCAATGTTTGCAAGGCGGAAGATATATCTATGGGCGCATATTCACACCTATAGACCTTATTATTTATCCAAAGATATTGAAGAAGCTCGGCTATATTAATAGTCCCGTCCTCCACATATCCTGTCTTGTTATCGAAGTTTATTTTGGCTAGAGGTATATTACTCCCTTGTGGTTGACCGCTTTTTTCATTACAACAATGCACGAACCTGTCAAAGAATATATCTTTCCAGCCAAAATATTTATCACTTAGCGTCATGAGCCTATTTCTTATCGTATAATGACATGACGTTAATAAGATCAGCCTTTCTGCACATCCCCTCAAGTTTATTAAAGCCATCCATATTATCTCCACTGACGATAATAGTAGGATATACCTCTATACCGTACTTGGATATCTCCTCATCCGTGGCTTTGTTCTCCGGGATCTGGTTTAACGTGACCTCACCCTCATATTCCTGTAACGTGTTGGCAATAATATATCGCATGTAATCGCTGTACTCAGCGTCTTTCTTCGTGAAAAAATCAATTCTTACCATTTTTAAATAGTTTTTAATTTGTTAATAATTAAATCCGCTGTAAATATAGCGTTATCTACCTCATCTACACTCAACCTCCTCCCATCGAAATCGTTGGACAATAAATCTTTTACGATCTGATATCTTCTCAACTCCCAATCTATGTCTATATCAAAATTAAGATGCCTTACACAATCATAATTCAGCTCCTTACGATTCTTATCAAGGTACTTAACTATCGGGAATGAAGTACCATTGTCAATAGTACGTGCGATCACATTAATGTACCTACCAGTCCTTTTGTCAATAGCTTTTAATTTCTCGTCTACTATTATTTCTCCTGATCCTTCCATTCTATTAACCCTTTGTTATGTTTATCGTAATATAATAACGCTATGGCGTTCCAACAAATTTGTGCCAAATGCATCAGCCCTGTCTCCTTATCATATCTCTCGCCTTTCATGTACGCCGTCATATGGCGAAGTAAAGCCGCTCTATATCTCTCAAATCCATCAGGTATATTCTGCCATGAATTGTCGGCGTATTTCTTAGCCCCCTCCGTATATACCCTCACGATATCCTCTATCTCAGCCAAAGGAAGGAGATCCCACCGAAGCTTGCCGTCGGCCCGGTCGTCCTTGCCGCTGCCGTCTTTCCCTACAAGCGGTCCGCTTTCCACCACCGCGTCTCCTATTTTTGGCTTCCCGAAATTCATCGCCTCATCTGCCGTCTCATCATCAATAAGCCTTAACTTGATAGCCCTGCTTAACGAGACAACCATCTCCTCATCAACCCAAATAAATTTATATGTCTCATCAAATAACGGTTCTATTTTCATTATCCCCGTATTGTCGGCGGTTTCAAGTACCTCAAATACCTCACCATCATAAACAACCTTGTCGTATTTGCTAAATTCCTCTTTCATTTCAAACTCCTTTTTGTTTTATTAATAAAATTCACTAAGATCCCTGCATTCCGGTGTCTCTCCTGTCATAGAATAAAGCTCACCAGATGATAGATATACGCAATGCGAGGTCTTCCCGTCTCTCCACTCGCTTTGCTTCGTAATTCCGCAAATAGCGCAGCGTTGGATCCCCGGCCCCGCCTTTACCCACGAGTGCCGTACGTTTTTCTTTCTTGTCCTGTTGGTGTCGTCAAGTTTTCTCATGATCAATCCTCCAAGGCCGTTACAATTTTATCTTTCCCGATAATAATCTCGTTCCCGCTTCTTACATCAAAGCATCTCTCACCCTCTGCCTCCTTAAAATAAAGAACGCCATTGTACTCGAATAAACCGAAGCCGTAATCATCTAGCTTCATTTCGTTAAGTTTCTTGAATTTGCATACGTTTTTCATATTCTCCATATTATATTGCATTACTGGAAATATCATTATGATACTTATACCTATCACAAGCAGCCCTGTGTAAAACTTTTGTGAATCATATTTTTCCCATCCCTCCATCATCATGACAAAGGAGATTACTATTATTATAATAATAGATATCAATCCTACCATATCACATCCTCCTCTCTTTCAAGAATCCCATCATATCCTCCACGCTAAGTTGGAAGCCGGCAGCCGCCTTATGACCGCCTCCACCGGGATTGGCCTTGCGTGCCAGCACCGAGACATCCACCTCCTCTTTGGTGGTATAGAACGAGCATCTAAAGAATCTTCCGTTCCAGCAAAATGGCATCATCAGATCATGTCTTTTAGGGTTATACATAGATTCAAATGTAGTAGAGTTAAACTCCGTGGTATTCATACATATAGCCTTGTACCCAAATACATCAGCCTCGAATGAGAATATATTTATCTCGCCCCTGTTTTTCTCAACGATATACTCCAGTATCGCCTCCCCGTTCCTTATCATGTCATATATGAAGTCATGATCGCCATCCATGGCCCTTGCCGCCATATCCACGTCAAGACCACAATATCCTCTCATCCCGTATTGGAACGCCATGACATCACTCCATTCGAAGCGATCATGATCCCATACATCATAAGCGCTCAATAATTTTACCACGTCAGGGGTTTCGATATCATCGAAAAGATATTCCCACGTAAGCTCACAAGCCGCCGTTCCGATACGTCTCTTGCCCTTTACCTCGTAATCCCTCATATCGTCTATGGCGGTCTTATGATGGTCTATCCATACGACATCTATACCTTTCTCTTTCCACTCATCAAAAAGGAATCTTGTTCTGTTTCCAAATGACACGTCAACTGCAAACACCTTATCATATTTATTCACGTCAGGTATTTCCTTGCCGTAATTGTAAGGAAGAAGATCAATGTCCCCTTTGAAATACTTTTTTACTATAGCCGCTGACATTACTCCGTCAAGATCAGCCTCATGATATATACATCCTGTCATAATCTATTGTTTTTGATTAAAAAATCTATGTATTCTTTTATATCCTTGTTCCTATCATTATCCCAGTCAAATGTCTCGTTTATGAATTTGAAGTACGATACTGGGATCGAATGCAACATCCACCCACAATATTTCCCGAATGTCATTACCGTAGAGCCAAGGGGATGATCCGGTCTCCCGGGAACAGGGGCGGCGGTTACGCCCTGCGCCAGCCCCCTCCTACGATCTTTCTTGGCTGCTTTGATATCCAGATCTGTTTTCGTTACCTTATCCCCCATCGGGATATTAGTTATTAGCTTATCGCCGATAAACATCCCCCATCCATATCCTTTGTAGTTCTCTATACTAAGTTTCCTTATATCACCGAACCTTGACGAGTTGTTACAACAATCAACGACCAAAGCACTATCCTTTCCGTCTTTTATACGGACTGCCCTTCCAAGCCACTGATAAAACGATGAGAATGAGAATGTCGGTCTCCCTACTATCACGCAATCCAGACCCGGATGATCGAATCCCGTACCGAGGGCGGAATAGTTGAACACTACCCTCGTCCCACCTGACTTGAATCTCTCGACTATAGCCTCCCGCTGCTTCTTTGGCGTGCCTCCGTGAACTACCTCCGCCATGCCAGCGCATATCTTTGCGTTCATCCATTCGGCGGCAGTATTACAGCTCTCAACAGAATCCATAAATACCAGTATAGATCTGCATACGTCTTTTAATACCATCAACCGACGTAAAATAAGGTTGTTTAAGCCGTTTTTTCTCACCGCCTCACTAATAGACTCAGCCGTATATTCGGAGCCGTTAGAATTAAGTTTAAGGGCATCCCCATTGAAATCCCATGTCTCATATTTAAGAGGTGTCCAAAATCCTTGCCTTATCATCTCCTCTACCTGTATCACGTGAATCAGGTTCTTGAAATATACCGGTCTCATACGAGTGATGAAATTAAGTTGGGAATATGATGTCTGTCCTATCGACATGTTTTTAAGTCTACATGGCGTGGCTGTAAACCCTATCACCTTTTTCGGTTTCAGTTCATTCATGAATGTCATAAACTCGCTACCATCCTCCGGGCTATAACCAGCATGAGCCTCATCTATCAATACATTTCTGATCCCCATCTCCTTAAGCTTATCAACAACCTTCTTGATAGACCCTAACGTGGCGTATATCATGTTAGACAGCTCTTTCTTACCACAGGAAGCGGAGTAGATGGTAGCCGGTATGCCATACGACGTTATCTTGTCGTGGTTCTGTTGCAGCAATTCTTTTGATGGTTGTAAAATCAGCGTCTTATCTCCCATCAATCTAGCCGCCTCTGCTATCAGCAGTGACTTACCGCAACCTACCGGCCCTACGATTAATACCGGATCGCTCCTATCAGAGTTTATGTAATCGGAGATACTTTTAACACACTCCTCTTGATATGGTCTTAACTTGTATATCATTTGGATCTGTAGTTATCAAAAACGTCTTTTACGTACTCTAATCTTATCGCACACTCCCGGTCATCGTCCATTTTCACCATCAAAGTCTCTTTGGTCTTGCTTATGGCTGTCACCTCTCCTACTCCTATCTGGGTATGGACTATATCGCCTAGCTTTATATTACATTTGATCATGGTCAAGCTTTTTATTAAATTCCTCTATCTTGCTCCTGTCTGTCTCCTTGGTCATCTTAGCCTCTTCCTTAAACATATCATACCCTTCCCGGATATTGTCGCCAACCATATTCTCTATCATCTCCCTTAGCTCATCGCTTCTTACGGCAAAAGATATCTGGAATGATTTACTTGTGCCTTTCATCAGGTAATCAATCTCCTTCTTACATTCTGCCATTAACCGATCCAGATTATCGAACTTAACGAACTTGGAGTTACCATTGGCTTTTCTTACCCCATCCTTGAAATCCTCCAATATCCCGTTAAATACATCCGCCATACACATCATGGAATGTAGCCATACCAGCATATTGAATTTATATTCATTATCAGCATTATTCATCAAGCCTATCAAAGACTCACTTTTTGTCAACATGATTTTAGATTCTCGATCTACGATATCCTTTATCTCTTGCCGGTATCTCATGGCTCCAACGAAATCCATTTTAGAATAACATTCATTTGATTTCTCTACCAATTTCCTGATATCCTTTCTAGACATCAGAAGATCTAATATCTGTTTTTCTTTTTCACTTTTGTACATAATTAGCTCTTTTGGTGATACAAATATAATTAAAGCCTAGATATTTACCTAGGCTTTTTAATAAAGTTAATCTTTTTTATTCTTTCTTTTTGACTCATCCCAATCCGATGAATACCTACATGTGTTTTGTTTGTGGATTGAGAAATCGCACCAAAAACACAAGGGCTTGGGGCGGGGTTCAAGGCAGGCCGGCTGGCGTCCCATGAGGTAGCGCTTCTCGTACTTATACCCTTGTTTGGCATCGTCCCAAACGTGAGCTTGATAGCTATCTATTTTATTTGTCTCGAAATCATACATATCAAGGAGAATATCGTTAAGTTCCTTGACCGATCTCTCTACTTTCTCCTTATCTACCTTCACGTTCTGATTGTCCAGCATGCGGGTAAAGAAATAGCTGCACATATCCGGTAATACCTTGTACTTTCTCAGTATGTAGAAGGCGTATATCGGATGCTGGAGATTATGAAGCAGCTTGTCTTCATCGAATAACTTTCTCCCGGACTTCCAGTCTATCGTATACATGGCTATCCTGTCCTTTGTCTTATACTCTCCACGCCAGTCCACCGATCCTATGATATGCACCTTATCGTACGTCACGCCATCCAAGGTAAGTGGCTTGGGTAGCTTATAGGGCAGGACGAAGCTCTCCTCCACGCCGGCCGGTCTCGACCCCCGGACCACCTTCTCCATTGGCGTAAGATCAGACCATGCCTTCTTATAATTGCCAGCAGCATCCTTCTCAAACAACCCCACAATCCATCTTATTAGCCTAGCCGCATGTTGCATAGACTCGATCTGGGATTTTACGCTATCAAAAGGGATCTGTTCTATATCGGCGTAGTAATTGAAAGCCTTACTCATATCCTCATAAGAAGGTCTGCATCCGTTCTTGAAGAAATACTCCATTGTCTGGTGGATAACCGTACCATATGACGTAGCTTCGTGCTTTTCCGTGGATCTGTGACCCTCCACGTAAGTCTTATACCACTTATACGGACACTGGACAAACGTGTCTATCTGCGAGTAAGAAGCGGCGAGAACCTTCTCTCCATTTATTATCTTACACAAGAGATGTGTCTCCGGGATAGTCATCATCGAATATATTTAAATCAAGTGATGTTTCGTATAAATCATATGCTATATTTTGAAGGTGATGGAATCCTTTGATATCAATTTTAACAACTGTGTTACCCCATAAACGTGTGATACTTAAAACGTAATCTTTTGTTATTGTCATATCCCCTTTATTGCGGTAATCATGATTATCATAATCGTTAAATCCAATCCAATCCAATATCCTCTCATTCAAGCTTATTGGATAAACATCACATTCGGAAGTATACCACTTTATTGTGCCATTATCAATTCTGCGTTCGAGAATCAAACTCCCTTTGTCCTTATGCATACCGGTAATACATCCTATCCTCCATATATTACCATCCTTATCTTTCACAATATTGCCTATTCTTAACTCCTTAACTGAAATCATATTCTTCCTCCTCTTTATAATCGTCATCGCAATCATCAACAAGAGGGGTCTCTAACCCCTCTTCCCAATCATCATATCCGAAATCCATTATTTACCCTTAACCCAATCATACAACATATCCACAAAAATCCCTACAGTTAGTTCATCGACAGATTTATCGCCAAAGACATCATCCGGTATCCTTATATCCATCTTTTCTTCAATCCCCATCAATACCTCTAATAAATCAAATGGATCCATAGCTAGATCAGATGACAAATTACTTTCTTCTCTTACATCGTCAATTACCTCTATATTATTAATGTAATTGAACTCATGCATTTTCTCGAATATCTCTTTCCTCGCTATCTTCAATATTTCATCTCTTTTCATAATCCTCTAAATAATCATCCAACATATTTATAAGCTCTCCTACCGTCAATTCGTGATAAGGCTTGACGCCAAGTGCCTCATCGGGTATACATTTACCCGTTTTCTTTTCCACTTCCATTATGACTTCTACAAAATCAAGGGAATCCATAGCCATATCCGTATCCAGCTTATCCTCGTTCATTATCTGAGCGGCATGATCAAGACCATTAAATTCACCCATCTTCTCGAATATCGCCTCCTTGACTACTTTTTCAACTTCTTTTCTTTCCATACTAAATTGACATTTTTAATCTTCTACCTAATTCTTTTTTTATATCTGATATTCTTTCGATGTCCATCTTAACATCTCCAGTAATAGTATATTCCTTATCCATTTTCTTAGGAGGATCCGGGAGTCGGCTTACGGCGAACAACCATGCCAGTTCCTTGTTCTTGTTCTCCCTAAGATATAGATCAGATGTCATGCCATACATTTTTATGATCGTATCGAATAGCGTCGACTCCGATAAGCTCATATGTACGCTATAGACATTTGACGGCTTCCATATCAAGTTATCCAACCTCATCGTGTATTCACGTTTAAGGTCTATATGGGATATTACGGCCCTTACTATAGGTTCTTCCTTGAAGTTGGTGTTAGCCACAAACCAGATAAGCCTTTTTTCCACCTCCTTGATAGCTCCTGTATCCTTACCCATATCGTTATATACCCCAACGATACGATCCCGGATCCCCTCGACCTCCGGTGTCAGGCCGGGTGTCTCTATCAGCATCAGCAGCGACCCTCCCCTTGGCGTTATCTTCCACTTCCCATTCTTCTGAAGCTCGATATAACCAGATGCTTTATAACTATCTATTTTCTCCTTTGGAAGGACGCTAGCCATCTCCTCTTTCTGCCGGATCATCAAAAGATACCCGACATCAGACATCGTTAATCCTGATGTCATCATCTGTTCAAAATTTATGTACATAAATGAATGAATTAAAATATTGATCTTATTTTTCTAGCTATTCTCTCAACTATGTCAGAATGATCATTATCATTGTATATATCAATCAATCTACGAAGTATATATAATCTTGTGTCCTCATCCAAAGAATCAAACCATAACTCATCGATACGTTTATTAATCGGCTTAAACATTCTTAACTCAGGTATAAGCTCATATGCAAAATCATCTTTTCTATCTGCCAACTCAAGCATATCAGCCGCTTCAACTATAGCCACACATATAAAACTCTCATGTCTATTCTTTATAAGATGATAAGCTCTTATTAATACCCTAAGGCCGTCTGCTTTCGACAATCTCTTTCCCTTTTTCATATTGCTTTACAGTATAAGATTCATTAGCCATACCAACTCTACCAACTGATATAGATTGATTTATAGATTGGTTAAGATGCCCTACAACCGACATCTTAGCCCTAACCGTATTAGCGCATCTTAGAAGGATTCGATAATCCTCTAACGCCCTCTCGTATCTTACGTCCACCCTAGCCCTTTTATCAGCATCAGTCATGCTCTTACATGTTCCGTCCTCCCTCAGGCTTATAGCGATCTTGTCCCGTATGATTCTGATATCATCCTCGGCTATCACCAGTTCGGCGTCAAGAACCCCCTTGTATGAGCTAAGAAGATCCTCCACCGCCACAACTTCCCTTTTTAGGTTCTCCAATTCCAATATCATTGAGTTGTCATTTATCCTTTTATACTCCTGTACTTTATTGGATACCTCATCACAGATACTCATGATCTCCTTTTCCCGTTCCCGGTTTATGATATATCTGATGCTGTATTTAGCCATTTCCTTTAACGAGGATATAATTTCCTTTATCCCCATCTTATCCTCAACCGACAATACGGTCTTCAAGAACATTTCCAGCACCTTTATCACTACAAGCAAGTAATTATGTCTCAATCTCATGTCAATAAGGTGTTTCGTCATGTACTATATTGAAATCATCACTAGGCGGTATATATTGTTGCTCCAACGGGATACTGGGAGGCGGGGGCGGCAGCGTCACCACGGTCGTGTCCGGCTTGCCGCTACCCACGGGGGCATCCGAGCCTCCCGGTCTTTCTTGGCGCACCACCCCTCCATCAGGATAATATCGCTCATATCCTTTCATGATATCTACATGTATCGCATCAATCTCCTCTAATGACCGTTGACGGACCTTTACGATATGATGGAATAATAATCCATCCACACGGAAGGATCGTCTTGATTCACTTTTAAAACGTTCCAGATTAGGATACCATCCTTGCGGAAATTGCATGTATGAGGAGTACCCGTATCTCTTCGGGATATTTAACGCTACCATAGCCGTACATAACTGTCCCAATGTATCTGATTGATAAAAATCAGATTGCTTTGGCATATGATCCCTTGGATCCCGCCGTCCTTCGATATCACGATTGAGTTGGGATATTATAAGAAAGAAAATATTAGGAAAAGTTCTTTTAGCGATATTACACATGGTTATCAACGAGTCGATATTTCTTTTGGCGTCTCCTGAACCTTGTACTAGAGCCGTATGATCTATAGACACGAATACCATTTTCTTATCCTTGTTTATTGGCATATACTCATTCCATAGAAAGTTTTGAAGCTCATCTACGGTTGATGGTTTAGGGATGTATGTTATTCTGCTAGAGTTCTCTTCCTTGAGGCATCTCTGCATTTCTTTTACCTCATCTTCTGACATCTCGTTAAGGAGTATATCTTGTATGTCTTTCCCCATTTTTTTTGATAGTGAACGTAACATCAAATCTTCTGGGTTCATCTCAAACTCACATCTTAACCATACATAATCATCTGCCTGTGGATTGATATTGACATTCATCACATTGCTCATGATCTTTTGCGCCAGATAAGATTTGCCAACTCCGGGCCTAGCGCCTATAGCCACCGCATGTTGTGGGTAGAACCCGCCCAGTAACGCCTTGTCAAGATAAGCGTATCCAGTACGAGCCGGGAGAAGCTCTCCCAACTGATACTTTCTTATTCTCTCATAGGCATCCATGATAATCTCCTTGGATGACCTCCATATCCTATCCTCACTCATCCTCTTGCGTTTCTATCGCCAGCCGTATCGGATTTAGATCCTCTGTTAGCTGATCTTGATTTATATCTTAACCCCTTAGCTGTATGGCATAGGTCCTTCCCCTTCCGATAAGCCTTTCCCTTCAACTTATCGGTCTTGTAGTTCTTACGACCCAACTCCCGTCTCTTGGCTTTCTGCTCAGGTCTGGCGTTGATCTTCTTATCCGTCTCAGCCTTCTTCTTTCTGGCTTCCGGATGTGTTCTGTAATATTCAGTCGATCTCCCCATCCTCTTCGTCCTCCTCATCATCATAATTCTCCATGATAAGATCCTCTCCATCCAGATATGAAGCTTTATCCTTTAGCCTAGATCTCATACTCTCATAAGGGTCATCTCCGTTCTCCACCTCCCATATGCATGCGTATGGGCCTATTATATCACTTAACTTCTCGGCTCGATCCTTACTTATTCCTTTCTCTATCATCTTATCCTTGCAATAAGACTTGTCGAACATCGACCCTCCTACATAATATCCAGTAGGCTTATGAATAAAAATTACCTTCATCTTTTATATAATTAA